TATCATAACCTAACTGTAAAGATAAACGGTCAGCAACGAATTCAATATATTGTGACATCAATGTAGCATTCATACCAATCATACGACATGGAATGGCCTCTGTAATAAATTCTTTTTCGATTTCAACTGCTTCTTTTATAATATCATGGATTTTTTTCTTTGGTAATTTACGTTGTAATTTGGAATATAATAAAACGGCAAATTCGGTATGTAATGCTTCATCACGTGATATTAATTCATTTGAGAATGTTAATCCTGGCATTAATCCACGTTTCTTGATTGCGAATATATTGGCAAAGCTCGAGGAAAAAAATACTCCTTCAATGCAGGCAAAAGCAACAAGACGTGTAGCGAAACTACTACGTTTATCGCTAATCCATTTTTTTGCCCAATCAGCTTTTTTTTTTATACAAGGGTAATTTTCGATAGCATTTAATAGATTATTTTTTTCGTTTTCATCACGCACATATGTGTCGATTAATAATGAATATGTCTCACTATGTATATTTTCCATAGCAATCTGAAATCCATAAAACGCACGAGCCTCAGAATTTTGAACATCGTTCATAAATCTAGCAGCCAAATTTTCAAGAACCAATCCATCTGAACCGGCAAAAAACGCAATAATCATTTTTATAAAATGTTTTTCATCTTTTGTTAGCTTATCCCAGTCGTTTAAATCTTTCGACAAATCAATTTCCTCGGGACGCCAGAAACAATCAACCTGTTTTTTGTACATTTCCCAAATATCATTGTGTTTAATTGGGAACATTACAAAGCGACTATCGTCAGGAGTTAATAAAGGTTCCATAAATGGCTGCTCGCTCATTATTTTTTGCCTAAATAATATAATAATCTAGATTTTAAATTGTTTAATAAATCAATTTAGATGAAATAATGTTTTTTTTAAAAAAATAAAACATTTGAACGCATTGTAACGCTTAATTTTCTACAAATGTATTTTCTAAGGTTGTATTTTCGAAATTTTTGTTATCAAATTCATCGTAATATAATTTGATTATTTCTAATAATTCTTTATTTTCGTAGTTTTCTATGCGTTTTATTTGTTTTTTTATTTCTTCTTCCAATAAAGATAAACGAACAAATAAATACGGATTTCGTTGTTTTCCTTTTGCCATATATTTATCTGGATTAAATCGAATAAAAATAAATTTACCTCCATGTAACATAAACAAATCATCATATCTTATTTCTTCATCTTTTTTATTATAGGACTTGTGCTGAAACTCATCTGTTTCTATACATAATAATGTATTTCCAATCAATTTACGGTGGTCAATGCGTCGTCTATGAGTACAATCACAGTTGCCTGTCCATAATGGTTGATCATGTGAAAAACCATCGAATTTTGAATTAATAAAATCACGCACAGCTATTTCTTTTGTTTTTGATTTCATTTGAAATGTTAGAGGGTCATTTGGAAATGTAAGTTGATAACAGTGCTTACAATAACCTTTATATTTTGGATTAGCTGATGTCTCAATACAATATGTTCCTTTACATTTTTTTGTATGTACATTTACCATTCCATCTAATTTACAGTTATTACAATATTCTGCTGGTTTGTCTTTATAATTAAATGATGGAATTGACAATCCGCATACACACATTTTGTTTATAAGATCAATCATTCCATCTAATTTGCATTTCGAACAATATTCAGGTTTCAAACCATGAAAATTGAAATGTGCGGTTGTTCCACATTTACATTTTTTATTTACTATGTCAATCATTCCTTCTAATTTACACGAGGAGCAATACTCTGGCCTTAAATCTTTAAAATTAAATATTGGTTGTGCTTTTCCGCAATTACACAATTTGCTTATAACATTTACCATTCCATTTAATCTACAATCTTTACAATATTCAGGTGTCAATCCTTCAAAATTAAAACTAGGTTGCGATTTTCCACAATTACATTTTTTACTTTTAACATCAATCATTCCATCTAATTTACAATTGCTGCAACATTCTGCGTTCAAACCATGATAATTGTATCTTGGTTGAGTTTTTCCACATTTACATTTTCTTTCTGTTACATTTATCATCCCATCTAATTTACAACTACTACAATATTTTGCTGTAAATCCTTCTAAATTAAAATTGGGTTGTGATTTTCCACATACACATTTTTTTTTAGCTGTATAAACCATTCCATCCAATTTACACGAGCTACAATATTCAGGTTTCAACCCAATAAAATTAAATTTAGCCCGCGATTTCCTGCATTTACACTTTTTGCTTTTAACGTCAATCATTCCATCTAATTTACAACTACCACAATATTCTGCTGTCAATCCTTCTAAATTGAATGTTGGTAATGACTTACCACAATTACATTTATTGCTTTTAACGTTTATCATTCCATCTAATTTACAATAGCAGCAAAATTCTGCGTTCAAATCATGATAATTGTATCTTGGTTGACCTTTTCCACATTTACATTTTTTTTCGGTTACATTCATCATTCCATCCAATTTACAACTGCTACAATATTCAGGTTTTAACCCATAAAAATTAAAATTCGGTTGTGACTTACCGCATTTACATTTTTTACTTTTAACATCAATCATTCCATCTAATTTACATGAGCTACAATACTCTGGCGTCAATCCATCAAAATTAAAATTCGGTAGTGACTTACCACATTTACATTTATTGCTTTTAACGTTTATCATTCTATCTAATTTACAACTACCACAATATTCAGGTGTCAATCCTTCAAAATTAAAACTAGGTTGCGATTTTCCACAATTACATTTTTTACTTTTTACATTCACCATTCCTTCTAGCTTACATGAACCACAGTATTTCTTTTTTTTTCCAGGATAGTTAAAAGCAGGTTCATGCTTACCACAAACACAAATATTATATTGTTGTTTATAATTGCCTTTATGCTGCTTACACATTATAGGTGTTTCGTAATACAAACCGTAACATGCTCGTGTTCTACAATTACTGTATTCACAAATTTTTGGCATTATATAAATTAATTTATAATTTAGTTTTTATATTGTTTGTCCTTAAAATAATAAAGTAAGGACATTTATCAAAAACATATTTTTACAAAAAATTGAAGATAATCTTTGTAAATAAATAAATGATAAATATTAACAACAAGCAATCAACAAGTACAAACGATGTCTTCAAGTAATAACGAGCCAGTTCGTGAGCGTGCCATTGCGCTTACTCAAAATACCAATCTTGAGAAATTACCAATAGAGTATATTGTTCATCAATATGGTGATAATGCCAAGGTCAATCTTCGCCCAGGTTATCAACGTCATTTAAGATGGAGCATTGAGAACTATATAGCATTCATTTGCACTATTATGATAGTAGGATATATACCAGCTATTGTTCTTTATAAACTACATGATGATGACAGAGAAGAATTATCATCATCATATAAGCATGAATGTATTGATGGTCAGCATAGACTAAACGCCATAATTCACTATATAAAATCGGAACCGATTATAATCAACAATAAAAAGCATATGATAACCTGGTATCATGAAAAGAGTGACACACATGTATTTTACAGTAAAAATGAGGATACCGAAAAATGGAAGAATGAAACCGACAAAAAAGTATCATACATGACTGATAATGAGCAATCACATTTTAATGAGTGTCGCATACCAATTGACCTGATATTATGTAAATTAACATATGACCAACGTTGTGATATGTTTGTTTCATTACAACAAGGAAAACTAGTTCGTAATTCTGACCTTTTCAAGAATTACGTTCGCATTCCACTTATTTCACATATTCATAAAACAATGAAAATGGAAGAGACATATCGCAATACTATTTGTGCTCGTTTGACTACAAACAGTAACCAAAATTGGATATTTTGCGTAGTACGTATGTTTATGATTATTTTAGAAAATACCAAAGCAAACGAGTGGGTTAACACCACTGATACCCAAATCAAAAACAAAATAAAAGAAAAAAAACCAAAAATAATGAATATTACACAAGAGCAAATTCAATTCGCAGAAACAAAAATAAATAAATGGATTTCATTTTTAGATAATTTAAATGCGAGTATAAAATTTACACCGGTACAGATGTTGGCTACATTTGTTCATTTTCAAGAAATCAACACTGATAATCTCAATAATTTAGTGGTTCGATTAACTCACTGGGCAAGCAACGCAACACCAGAAAAGAAACGAATGTGGTATCAAAAAGAATATATAGCAGAATTTAATGGAATAACACCTCAATATCAGTATTATACAGAATGTCTAGAGTATTTGCGTAGTGATTCACAACCGAAACATATAACTGTTGAAAAACGAAAACCTTTTGGTAAGCAGAAACGCAATCAATTATGGAACCGCGATTTTGGTGAAGATAATGTGGGAATATGCCATACTTGTGACAAAACAATAACTAAAACCGGAAAATGGCACGCAGGTCATATAGTTTCACATGCTGATGGAGGAAGTGACGATGATATGGATAATTTTATAGTACAATGCCGAACTTGTAATTTACAATGTGGCACAGAAAACGCTTTGGTTTATAAAGAGAAAAACTATACTAATGTATAAATTATTATTTTATAATGTAAATTAACTATATGTTTTTTTATTGCCGAGTAAGTAAAAATCAATTTTTATCTATGCGAAACTACTTAAAAACGTGCCTATTTAAATGTTCAAGTGTGTAAAATGGAAAAACTCACAATAAAAATAGTATATTTTGCGTATTTAGTTCCAAATAGGTGGTATTGGATTGTAAAAGAACAGTTAGACGCATTAAAAAATTTAGATTTATATGAAATGGCCGCAAATATTTATTTTAATGTAATATCAGATGACATAGAATTAGAACAATTGAAACAATTATTAAAAACTGACTATCCTAAAATAGAAATAGCAAATCATTTTTATGAAAATATATATGAGTATGTGGGTATAAAAAATGTATATGATATATCTAGTGAAGACGAAGATAATACAATTATATTATATTTTCATTCGAAAGGAATGACGTCATATCAAGATGATGATAGGAGAAAATTGTTTAGTAAAACAATATCTAATTATAAAGATGCGATTGAAGCTTTTGAAAATGATAAAGAAATAGATGTAGTATGTGCGATTCCAAATCATAATGGTTTTGCTTACTATAATTTTTTTTGGATACGGTCGTCTTATGTTAAAAAATGGTTGCCTGAGCCGGTTATATCAGATAATAGGTTTGTATGGGAAGTATTTATTGGTAAGAACTATTCAAGAAAGGAGAAAGTAATCACATATAGTCCATTTTTAAAATATGAAAGAACTGATACTAGTGACCCCAATTTTCCAACTTATTTATAATTGTAAATTGTTGTAAAAATAAAATATATCACTAATATTATATCATGTCTGGACTTTGTAAATATAAAAATATGTTTGGAGAACCAAACACAGGATTACGAAAATATCGTATATTCGATATAGCTATACTCGACGTAGCAGTTACAATTATAATAGTTTGGTTAATAAGTTGGATTTTCAAATTACCTTTTCTACCTACTTTAGTGGTAGTTTTCATTCTCGGTATTTTTGTCCATAGAATATTTTGTGTTCGTACTGGGTTGGATAAAAAATTATTTCCAAATGTAGAAAAATAAATTACATAAATACATATTTTATTGTGAAATATACAATAAAATAAGAAAAATCATAAAAATAAAAATAGGAAGATAATGTAAAAATGAAACATTGTGTGGACGTCGATTCAAATGATTTTCTAGGCGAAATGAAACAAGAACCTAAGAAACGCAGTCGTAAAACAAAAAAACAATCTGAAAAAGCAATAATGAATGATTTTTACGCTGAATTTGATAAAGACCAATCCGCAACGAAACAACGTAAGTACTATGAATGTATGCAGTACTTATCCCCACATGAACAACTACAATTCGAGAACAAATTCACAAAACCTAAACCTGGTAGTCAAGAAACCTACGCAAAATTACTCAAAAATAAATCCAAAAAAATAGTGGTAGCCACTGGTCCAGCAGGAACCGGAAAAACATTATTCGCTACAGAAATGGGTGTAAAGAATTTTTTATTAGGACATTATGAAAAACTGATTTTTACTAGACCATCGGTATCAGTAGATGAGGATTTAGGTTATTTACCTGGAACATTAGAAGAGAAAATGGCCCCATGGGTAAGACCAATTTACGATATTTTATATAATTTCATTTCACCAAAAGAAGTAACAGCATTAATGGAGGATAAAATAATAGAAATATCTCCATTGGGTTATATGAGAGGTAGAACTTTTAAGAATTGTTGGATAGTAGCAGATGAGATGCAAAATTCCACAATATCACAAATGAAAATGCTTTTGACTAGATTGGGTGAAAATAGTAGATTGGTGATTACTGGTGATTTAGAACAATATGATAGAATAAACGAATTAAATGGTTTAGAAGATTTTTTAAATAAATTCAAAGGAAAAAGGTCAAGTAGTATCAGTAGTTTCGAATTCCAACGAAATGATATACAAAGAGAGGATGTTGTAAAAGAGGTTCTCGAAATATACGGAGGGGATGTTCCAGAAATGTATAAATTAACAGAGGAGGAAGAGGAAGAAATAAAAATAGAATGTAGTAATACACAAGAAGATTATTCGGATATTTCAGATACTTAGATTTTTTTATTGTTCTCAATATATAGATTTATTTCGCAATATAAAATATATAATTTAAAAAATGGCAAAACAAACTCCCTCATTTTTACGTAAAATTTGGAAATTCAAATATAATTTTAATCCTATTTTACAAAATAAATTTGTTCTCTATTTTCTATTTTTATTAGCGTTAGTTCAAATCGTATATTTCTTGAATATTTTCGATTTACGTTCAGTAGTATTTTTCTTAATTGTAGGGTTTTTAGCATCATTTTTTAGTAAAAATATGATCGTAATATTGTTTGTTACTTTAGCATTAACGAATATTATGAAATATGGGGTTCGTCCATCATTAGAAGGTATGGAAAACGCAGAAGGTGAAAAAAAAGAGGAAGAAGTAGAAAAATCTGACGAAAATTCAGAGAAAGAAGAGAAATCAGAACCTCTCGAAAACAAAACCCCAGATATGAAAGAAGTGAATAAAGATTTAAAAGAATTCGATAACCTACAAAAAGAAATTATTACTGGTATGAAAGATATTGGAAGTCTTTTAGATAAAGCAGAGGGATTTATCGAAAAATTCGATAAGTATTCAATTGATAAAGAAAAAGAAAAAGAAAATAAATAAAGAGATTATTTTATAAAATTACGTATGTATATATTATAAATTAAATTAAAATATATATAAAATGGGTATGTCAATAGAAGATGCTTTCGCAAAATTAGATCCAAAAAAAAATGGTATTTCAGACGGAATGAATAGAGTAAAAGATGGTTTCGACCAAATGGAAGATTTTTTTAAAAAAATAGGAAGACAGTTTGAAGTATTACCAAAACGTTTTAAATTGATATCAAGTGGATTTAATAATATTTTTAAAGGATTGGGATATACACTTCAAGATATGTTTACTGGTGTGGGTAAAGGCATGTTAGATATATTTGTATTAACAGAATTAGCATTTGTATGGTTTTTTACTCATATAATGTGTGGTGTAACTTTAGCTACTCGTTTAAATAAATGTTTTTTCTATTATGCGTTAGATTGTATGGGTCAAATATTATATTTACCATTCCGTTTGGCATTTTGGGTAACTAGTATGTTTATGGGAAATCAAATATACAAAACTGAAAAAGCTTTATGGGATAAATTAGAATTAGTGGATGGATATTTTTATAATTATTTACATTTTCATATTATGCATTATCCAAAAAATGTAAGAGATTGGTGTTACAATTGTAAAAGATTAAAAGGTAATGTATTGACTGATACATCTAATATGATAGCATATGATTTCAAAACTAGATTACCAGGAGAAATGTTGAAAAATAAAGATAGAATGGCAAGAGGTGGAGATGAGATTAATCGTGCTTTTACATCACCTGACCCATAAAATACTATAATTAGAAAAAATAAAAAATATAAGCAAATTATATACAATTAAATAGAATTTATAAAAAATATGCCAAAGAAATGTATTCCTGGTGTAATATGTATCGAGAATATGACATTAGCAGTTTTATTTATAGCTTTAATA